TGTACACATTGCTTGTGCGATTGCCATTACAGTCTCCCGATAGCTTTTGCTAGTTCCAATTGACCAGCATCACGAACCTTGTCGCAAATACTAGCACGTTCTTCCTTCCTAGCCAACTCTATATAGTATTGTGCTAGATTCCTTACTTTATCCCTAAAAGCCTCGGCTTGTAAACGGATAGGTTCTGGAGCATCATCAGAAATATAAATAAGTTTAGTAGCTAACATCTCTGCTATTTGATCATTAGATAAACCACCCTTTTCAGAGGTAACTATACTAACAGAGCCAATTGTCGCTACACTTAAATCAAACATTATCATGCCTTCCAAATATGACAGGGTCACTTTCCACTGGTTCAGGAGGTTCTACCTCAGACTGTCTTGTTATAACAAGCCCTCCATCTTTTACAGTTTGCACTAAAGGATCATCTAATCTATGATAGCCGTAGAGTTTTTCATTCTCAGGTACATTTGTATCTAGCAAGCTAGAACCATGAGCTACTTCTAATTTAATACCTCTAGTTGCAGCTATTGCACACCAGAACTCTACACAAGCCCTACCTGATTCTGCCATATTAACATTCTTGTAAGTATAATCTATTCCGTATAAACAAATCTGGGTGGCTTTAATCCAAATAGCATACGCTACCGCGTATGCGACAGTATTATTAAAATAACAATACCCAAGCTCTGTAGCGACTTCTTTAAGAGGAAATAATTCTAGGTTCTTAACTCGTTTATCTAACTGACAAGTTATTATGGGTTTTTTGTTTTCTTTTAAAAATTTACGAGCTATCCCTGTTTGAGTTCCCGCATTTTCAGTATCTAGGAAACGACTTACTGGATCCATCATAAACGTCTTATCAACGTGTATAACACCGCCTATACAATTTATGCCCCATATTTCATCAAATTCTTGTGAGGTTATTTTTGCAGAAACATAATCGGAAAAACTACCGCCAAGACCTACTATAGCTATTTTCATGTTCTAGCCCTGCTAGGCAATCCTGTTCTATATGCATCTGTATTTTCACGAGCTTCTGCTAAATCTTTTATCCGGCTAAGAGCTTCTCCAAATCTGCCATTATACAGATCCAACATATCTCTTTCACCCTTCATGTAAGTATATGCTTCAAATAAGCTGCCATATAAAATAGCATTAGGAGCATTTTCACTAACCCATGTTAGTGTAGTATCTGCAGAAGTTGACACTACTATTCCAGTAGCCCCGCTTGTGCCGCCTGTTACTGTCTCGCCTACCGTAAGTGTCCCAGTAGGTATTATAATAACAAATTCTGTGGCTGAAGTGATTGAATTAATAGTTGTGCTTTCTGCACTTGTTCCACCTGTTATAGTTTCATTACTAACAAAAGTTCCACTTACATCACTAACGGTAAGAGTGAATTTACTATCTGCTAAACTAACAGGTCGGTAATAATAATGGATTTCTGTAGAAAAATTAGCATTCGGTGTTGGAGCAATTATAAAATTGTTCACATCGTATGCTGCATAATATTTCGGGATACCAGATGCGGTACTGTCCGGATAAGATTCTTGTAGAAAATTTACATCTTTTTGTAATAGAAATACTTTAGAGCCAGAGTTTTCAACAGAAAGACTAAAAGAGGCTAAATAATCAGAAGGCACTGCCATAAATTGATTACCGGAAGTCATTGCCCCAGATGCATTTTTACGGAAATATTCTAAATCTACCGTTGAAAAAATACGTTGCTCTGCTGATTTAATAAATCTATCTAGATTAGATACAAAACTTGTCTCATTGTTGTCGGTATAATCTTGAATAGAAGATTTTAATTGTGTATATGTATAACTCATGGTGTGTTCGCCTGACCGCCCATGCCACTATGGTTTGTACAATAGTAGTACAATGTCGGGGCTCCGGAAGCTACTGTTATTTGGGTATACGCTCCTGAAGATCCTGGAGTACCACTTGTAGAAACTCCTGTAGTATATTGTGACCCTCCCCCATGTGTGCCATCAGAAGTTGTTGATAGCCGTAAAGGATGGGAAGAATTACTACTGTCGGATTGATCAAATCTATATGTGCTACCTTCTGAAAGGTTGACCGTAGCTTGTCTAGCACTATCAAGATAATATTTATTAGCCCCAAGATAAGAAGCAACAGTAACCGTATAAGTAGCAGCTATAGATGTTCCAGTGCCAGAAGCTGTGACGGTTCCTATAGAACCTGTTCCGGAAACACCTGTAACACTTTCAGTAACAGGTGTTGTGACATCCCCACCAAAGGTAACAGAGCCAACACCAGTTTGTATTCGGGGAAGAAAAGGTTTTTTTGCAAAACTACCATCATCAGTTACTGGGAAAGAGATAGTAACATCTGTGTTTTCTGAAACATCTGGTCTGGGTTGAAAAAGAGCTTCTGGATCAGCACCCACTTGGGTAGGCTCTAACTGTCTAGCTTTAGGTTCATAACACTCTGGGCAGACTTTAAAATTATTCCACTCTTCACGTAAAACAAGATAAGGGTATTGAAACCCGCATCTATCACAAATCGCCTGTGCGTATTTTCCTAAAGCATAAGCCATTAGCTGAACCCATAATAATCTCTACGCGGAACTAAACTAAGATTTGCTCTATCTACATCTTCATAAGCAGCGCGATTAAACTCTTCTTCATACACTGCTTTTAACACTTGTATACGGTCGGGAGCTTTTTTCATAGCTAAGTAATATGCTAACCCTGCTGCTAAACATGGATAAAATCTAAATGGGACATCTAAAGTATTAATAGAAGAATCAGCATCCTCAATACGAGTTAATCTATCATATACTAGGGTGTAAGAAGTATTCGGAGTAGGCCAAACTTTAATAATAGGAGCTATTTGCCTATCAACATACCATTGGCTAGGCTGAGCTTCAGTATTTTTGCTAGGGATGTTTATAAAAGTATCTCTACTTATCCTAGTTATTTGGGTATCCGATTGTGTGGAACCTGTACCTGTTCTTATAACAGCACTCAAAATATCAATAGTGTCGGTAGGTAATGAGTAAGTAGCTGTACCCGAAGTTAACGATAGAGTACTTTGTTCTATCGTCCACCTGTTTAGACCTCTGTTTGCCCAATCAGCAAACATAAGATTTAAAGAACGAGTAGCTGTTTTTACATCATAACCTGTGCGGACCTCTAAGCCACACCGCTCAAAAGCTTCTTCAATGTAATCATTTACATCAAGCTCAAAATTAGCTGACCCAGAGGTAGCCATTAGCTATACGGACCTTTAATAACTTTAGGGTTGCCCATCTTTTTTACTTTATTGACTGCACCGCCTTTAGACATTTTCATCATTTTATTGACTGCGCCGCCTTTAGCCATTTTCTTCATTTTATTGACAGCGCCGCCTTTAGCGTACATCTTCTTTTTCATCTTCGCCATCTTCATCTTCCTCTTCTGCATAGAGATTATCAAAGATCTGATTGACATCCATTGTATAGTCTAAATCAGACTTTGAATAGTGAATGTGTTGTGAGGGTTTAAATTGAGGAGCTCCCTCCCCTGTAACATACCATGCTGGGTGTGTTACTCTCACACGATTATTAGGCAAAGCCACAATATTACCTGTCCATTCACCAGCATCTAATAACTCTAACACATGGCTTTGTTTATGTTGAGCTGGATCATCTGCCACTTCACTATCTGTATAGTCAACAGTAAAATAGTATTTTGCAGGGTAAAACTCACCATCAATTTTTGCAATCCAAGGGCAAGGTTTTGCTCTGTTCAAACTATATACGGCATGAGTATGCGACATACAATCCCAAGGTTGGGCTTGATATACATCCATAGGTCGAGGCCAACCCTCAAGTTGAGTATCACCAACCAAAGCTGTTATAGGCATTCTTGCCCACATAGCACCACCATGAACATTTTCTTCGTCGGTTTCATCACTCTCACAACCTGTGAATATAACTTGAAAACTCAAACATCTGTTTGGCATAGTTGTAACAGCTATCACCATTGCATGAAGAAATTCTCCATGGAAATTTTCGTGGTTGCAAGTATACTCCCGCCTTACCCAACATTTAAAGTAAGGGACGTTACTTGTTAAATAATTCATTTTTTCTTTTTATCCTCTTTCTTTTTTGGTTTTTTACCTTTTCCAAAAATATGAGCATCGACCTTTGCTGCTTTACCACCTGTTAAAACACTGTTCACCCTAGCCATTGCCCATTGACTAGGGGTTGTCCCAGGACGATGTCCTGTTCTATACGCTGCCAACCCTTTGTTGTATACTCTGCCGAGTTGTCCAGCTGTAACCTTTTTACCTTTTTTGCGAGCCGCTTCAGCTTTTTTTGCTAGTGACGTTTTTGTTCCTGCGCTTAGTGCCATTGCCTTTGCCTTTCGTTTTAGCAGCAGTAATTATATCTGCACGAGTTATCTTGCCACGAGGCGGTGCAAAAGCCGCTAACTTTTTTTGCTTTGCAGATAATTTTTTTGCCATGACTATGTCTTTTTGCCCCCAAACATTTTACGGAACTTTTTCGTATACACAGATTCTTTTGTTTTCCTTCTAGCTCCTGACTTATTAGTATCACTTGGGAAAACATAAGCTGAAGGATCCTTTGCT